AGGCAGCATGTATCAGCAGTTATTAACTGCCGTACTATTAATTACACTTGTCAAGAGGTTATATGTAAAACACTTGGTGTTGAATATTAACTGATGATTAAATTATATCAGAAGGAGGGTTAAAAATAAATGGGAAGTAACCCTACAAAGGCAGCCAACAATATGTACTGCAAGTGCAGATTGGCGGCGGCAAAGTACAATGACAAATTAAACAGTCGTGAGGGAGCGGCGGAAATGCTGGGATTGTCAAGTTCAACTTTAGCAAGTTACGAACTTGATTTAACAAAAGTTGTACCTGTCGAAAGCATTATGATGATGGCAGATGTATATAATGCTCCCGAATTAAAAAATTGGTACTGTTCCAATGTTTGCCCTTTGGGTGCTGAATTTCCGAAAATTGAAATTGAGGATTTAGACAGGCTTACAATCAAAGCATTATCGACATTACGCAAAATATCAAATGTGAAAGAAGACTTATTAGATATAACCGCTGACGGTGCTATATCTGTCGAAGAACGACCGAAATTAAATAATGTCATAAAAACATTAGATGAAATATCTAATGTGGCTCAATCACTGAAATTATGGGCGAAAAAGAATTTGTCAAAAACAGAATAGGACAATTTGTGATGTAAATATATTAAGTTGGGAGGTGGATTATATGAGTGAATTTGTTGAAGAATTTAAGATTGGTAACACCAATGTAAAAATTGCAGATGATTATTGTCGTGATAAAACACCGGAAGATGTTAATGCAATTCTCAAAAGAATTGGAGTAAATGCTTTACCGCATTTTGCAATGAATAAACAAGATAAGGCAGGGTAGTAATTATGAGCGGTTATTTACGAAATAAAAAAGAGAGCGTGACGCTCTATGCGTACACACTCCCACAACCAATATCATTATAACATAGCTCATTAATTATGTCAAACAAGAAACGGAGGATAACAATGATACAGATAGGTTTGGCAATGGTGTCATTTGGTATAGGTATATTTATCGGAATGAAAATTATTGGAGGTAAAAATAATGGACGACGCAATGAAGTTGATAATTGATATATGGAATAGCTTAAGTCCGGAGGGTCGTAAGTTATGGATTGGAGAGGGACAGGTTTTACCTACACTTAAAAACGGCAGATATGCAGCTAAGAAAAAGCCACAAATAATAAAACGCAAATTTGATGCGAAGTGGAATGCTGACACAAATCAAATTTTGGCAATTATAAACAAGTAAATAATAAATAAAATCTCGCAGGCAGATATGAGCCGTCAACTTTTAATATGTAAGACGTCCCATAAAACTTATTTTTAATAGGTTGGCGGTTCTGATGTGTCTGTGAGATATAGGACAAGCCTTATAAGCAGATACGGACAGGGTTGTTAAAATTATAAATTAAAACTAAATCCTATGAATTAATTTCCATACAGTTCTGCTGTTAAAACTATTACTTATTATCCGAAATAAATATGTATAGCAACCCTGTCTATATGTGCTTATAAGGTGCAAGAAAGTGAGGGGATTAAAACTGAAACAAAAGCAAGAAAAATTAGAGTATATCATATCAGTTGTTATATTCAGCATGATATTGATAGGCTTAGAAAGTTTAATGATGATAATAGGAGGTGGCAAATTATGAAATTTTACTTTACATTCGGTTCAGAAAATCAACCGTTTAAAGGCGGTTGGGTGATTATAAATGCTGATAGTCGTGAACAGGCATGTATGTTATTCAGAGCAGCATTTCAGCTTGATGATGAAATGATAAATTGTTGTAACATATTCGGAGAAAAAGAGTTTAAAAGAACAAAGATGTACCGAGAAAATGATAATTTTGGTAGTGCATGTCATTGCGAATTGAGCTTAAAAATTGAAAAAAATATACCATATTTTTATTCTATCAGAAATGAGGTGAGTTGTCAATGATTTTTAATAGTGATAGCTATGACGCACTTATGGCAATGGAAGAAGCAAGAACAGGTCATTACGGCGAAGATTATTTTGATAATGGCAGACCGGATGATTATTGGGACGTAATGGCTGACGCAAAGTATGAGGAGGAACGAGATGAACGATAAAGAAGAAATGATTATCGTAAATGATAATCAGGATTTAATAGTTATAAACCAACTTCCGGTCATATCGGAACAGTTGGACAAGGTGAAAGCGGAAATTCAAAGACGTACTGCATTTGCTGATACTGTAACAGTATCAGAGGAAAACAGACAGGAAATCAAAAAAATGCGTGCGGCTATGAATGCTGAAAAATCAAGACTTGATGAAGTATATAAAACGGCACTTGAAAAAGTTATTGCACCGATACAGGCAGTACAAGATAAATACAAGGATTGTGTAGGACTATATACCAAAGCCAATTCTCAACTGAAAGCCAAAATTGATGTTATCGAAGATGGGTTAAAACTCGCAAAAGAAACTTCGGTAAAAGAGTATTTTGAAGAATTGGTTACTGCTAAAAATATTGATTTCATTTCATTTGAACAATTAGGTTTGAAAATAACATTATCAGTATCGGAAAAAAAGCTAAAAGAGCAAGTAAATAATATTGTAGAGCGTGTAGCAACCGATTTAAAGGCTATTGATATACAAGAAGACAAAGAAGAAATTTTGGTTGAATATAAGAAACACCTGAATGTGTCCGAGGCAGTAAGCTCCGTTGCAGCACGTCATAAAGCTATTCAAGCGGAAAAAGAAAGAAAAATAAAGCAAGAAGAACAGCGTGCAAAGAGAATAGCGGTGGCACAAGCAGTTGAGGAAGTAGCAAGACAACAAGCACAGGTGCAGTCGGGAAGTGATAATGTAAAGCCTGTAAAAACTGTAAAAGAGCCTGTACACGTTGAACAACAACTTACACCTCCGCAAGTAGAAGTAAACAAATATCCGTTTAATTTCTCTGCGTATATTGAGGCAACATCAAAAGACGAGGCAATCGAAAAATTGAGAGAATTTAAACTAAAGCTAATTAAGTTTATGGAAAGTGAGGGTGTGCATTATGGCAAGTAATATGCAAAAACCAAAATTCAGTGTGGCAATAACTACACCGGCATACAAAAAATTGATTAATAACACGTTGAAAGACCCTCAACGTGCCAATAACTTTATAGCAAATGTATCAACAGTAGTTGCGAATAATCCACAACTGCAAGAATGTGAAGCAAGTACAATTCTTTCAGCTGCATTTTTAGCAGATAGTTTAAATCTATCTATGTCACCGCAGTTAGGCTATTGCTACCTTGTACCGTATGAAACGGCATTAAAGGATAAATACGGAAAAACAATGTGGATGTTTGATGAAAACGGTAATCACATATTGGATAATAACGGTAAGTGGAGAAAACACACCGTAAAAAAAGCCCAGTTTCAAATGGGCTATAAGGGATATATACAACTTGCACAAAGAACAGGCAAGTATGAAAAAATTGTAGCATTGCCTATAAAAGAGGGCGAACTAATCAGCCGAAATGAAATAGAAGAAGAATTTAATGTATGCTTGATTGAAGATGAGTTTGAACGTGAGCAAGCCCAAACAATAGGTTATTATGCAATGATAAAAACAACTGATAATTTTCGCAAAGCAATATATTGGCCAATTCGCAAAATGATGGCTCATGCCGATAGATATTCTCCCGCATTTAGTGCGGAAATGTACGAAAAAATACAAAACGGAGAAGTCCCTGAAAAAGATATGTGGCGATATTCTTCATTCTGGTATAAAAACTTTGATGAAATGGCTATAAAGACAATGCTTAGACACATTATATCAAAATGGGGCCCTGTATCAATAGAGATGGAAAAGGCAATTCCGGCAGACCGTGAAGAATCAGAATTTGATTATACATATGCTGATAGTGATAATCAGATATTACAACAATCTGAACTTGATATGGTAGGCAATACTGACGATTTTAAAACAATAGATGAAATGGATAACAGAGAGCAGACCGAACAGGAACAAAGTGGCAGTGAGATGACCGAACAGGAACAAAGTGGCAGTGAGATGACCGAACAGGAACAAAGTGGCAGTGAGATGACCGAGCAGGAGGCGATAGATATTGATTCGATATAGTATCATAGCCACAGGTTCTAAAGGTAATGCAGTTAAAATTGATGATATATTGATAGATTGTGGTGTATCTTTTAAAAAAATTAAAGATGTGTACAAGCATATAAGATTGGTACTACTGACACATGAACACTCGGACCATTTCCGACCGTCAACCATACGAAAGTTGGCGGCGGAACGTCCGACTTTAAGATTTGGTTGTTGTCGTTGGATGGTTCCCAAGTTGATAGAATGTGGAGTTTCACCGACACAAATTGATGTATACGACATAGGAAAAAGATACGATTATAAAGTATTTGCTCTGTCACCTATCAAACTATATCAT